TATGCTTAAAGTCTTTACAATATAGCGGTCTGTTGAACCACCCTCTGTAATATAAACATCCACTGTTACAGCCGCAGTTAATATGTTAGCTAATCTTAATCCAACAACTGCATCATCTGAGTTAGATGTGTAAATTGTTGTAGCAGAGTTTGTTACTCTTGCTCCGTTGGATTCAAAATCTTGTGCCATATTATCTCCTATACACTATTATAAACTAGAGGGCAATCGCCATTGCTGTGGCAAAACCCTTACTTGCAAACCCCGCGTTTGCATCCACGTATGTTATTATTCTTGAAGCCGCAACTTTCCTGTTCGTACCTCCTGCTCCATCGTCTACAATAAATAAATCAGCATCTGCTAAAGCAGCACCTATATCAGTTCCACCATCAATATCTAATGTGTCTAAACCAACAGAGTTACTAGATGCCGTAATTGTTTTATTTGTAAGCGTTTGTGTTGCAGCTATACCTGCAATAGTATCTGTTGCTGCCGGCAACGTTAATGTTACATTACCAGAATAAGCAGAGTGTGCTGCTGATTGTAAAGCTGTGTAGTGAGCGTTTGATGACTCACAATAAAATTTAATGTTTGATACTGAACCACCATTTTTAAGATCTATTGTTCCAGAGTCAATACCAACGTTACCATCAATCATAACAACACCAGAACCTTTAGGTGTTAAATTAAGATTAATATTTGAATCGCTTCCAGTAGAAGATATAGTAGGTCCATTACCTGTAGCAGCATTTGTTACGTCAATTTGATTTACTGCTGAACTTGTTGTTTGAAATATTATTTGTTCATTACCATTTTCATCACCAATAAAATGTGCATCATCTATTAGTATATTATGTGAATTTGTATCTAAATTAGCACCTAATTGAGGAGAAGTATCATCTGATATATTACTCATTGTTCCAGCAGCTAAACCAGAAACAAGATCACTTCTTGCTATTTTTTTAAGTCCACCACCAGAAGTATCTACTGCAATTAATACATCATCTGCTGCAACAGTTGATATTGCTGATAAATCTCCTACCGCAATAGAATTAAAATTTGTTCCGTCTGCTACTAATATATTACCAGAAGTATTTGTACCCATAGTAATATCATCACCAGAAATTGTTAAATCTCCAGTAACTGTTAAGTTACGACCTACAGTTGCATCATTATTAGCATCTTCAAATATTAATTTACTTGCTGGAATTGTACAGAAAACATCTTTTGTGCCTGCTGCAAAATCAACAGCACTATCACTATTAGAAGAAGATATAACTGTTGTACGAGTAAGATCAGAACTATCACCATCTAATGTGCCAAGACCAACTTCAAATTCCGCAGCTGTTTGGTGTGCAATACAATAATAAACTGTATTAGAATTACCAATGCCAGCAGCAAAAGTTTCAAAACCAGTTACCGCACCTGCAAGAGATACAGCTCCTGTTCCCGTTGTGGTAGTTGTTTCTTTTACTCTATCATTAATGACTAAAGCCATTTATTTTCTCCTATGCTAATCTTAATATAGCGTTACTTGCATCAGCTGTTGGAAATTGAACTGTAAATGTTCCACTCGTAGATGTTTTATCTCCGCCAAAATCTAAAATACAAACTGCTTTGTTTGAATTAGAACTATTATAAATCATAGCTCCTCTTGCAGTGATAGTAGCTGATGTAAAAGATATATCAGCAAAATCACAAATAGCGGTAGTACCTGAAGTTGTTGGTGTTACACTGGTTAATGACCCTCCACCTGACGAATAAGATCCTGAATCGGAAACTTCGTTAGATGTGGTAAAAGCAGTGGTTGAAGCATCTAGAGAGGCAGAACTTGTATACAATGCAATTTTAAAAGTATCTTGTCCATTGGTAAAGTTATGCCCTTCAACAAGTAATTCTTGTTTAAAACTTGTGCATACAGCTTGTGTTATAGCCATGTTTATTCTCCTCTAGTATTTGTTTTAACAGATTGCATAGGGAACTTAAGCTCTCCATGCATGTACTCATCTCGTCTATGTCTACCAGTTTGTTCAACTATAAGCTCTTGTATAGCACGTTGATAAGATTGTTCATATAATTGCAGCATTTCAGCTGGTCCCTTTAAAAATTTAAAGGCTTCTGCAAGACATCCATAAAGCAATGCCATTGGAGCATTGTCACCCAACCAAGAGGTTGTGTTAGAACTAGATAGTCTTGTTGGTAATCTAGTAATTCCTAGTTCCACGTTATACGCTGAATCCGGCGTAGGCGCAAGATATATTGTGTTTTGATCCCACCATGACCAATATCTTGGCGTGCCTGTAGCAGTTCTGTCAGGCCAATATTCATTCATGTAACTAAGATCACGGTGTTCTATAAAATCTCTTGTTGGCGTGCCTGAAGCAGGCCATATGTGAACAGTTCTTATTGTAGCTAATGATGTTGGATCTGGTGACGTTCCACCAGGTAATGATAAAAAAGGATTACTAGAAGTAAGAGTGGCTGCTTGATGTGATTTAAAAGCATCCAAGTCAGCTTCTTTTAATATTCTATTTTCTGTGTGTTCTATAAAATCATTTGTTCTTGTGGATGTTAATACATCTGTACTAACTTCTGTATAATCTAATATTTGCTGTGTTAGTTCTGCGTATGTAGTCATTAATTACTCAATGTTGCTGGACCAGAAGACGTTTGTCCTCCACCACCACTTCCTGTAATAGATGGTGCTGTTGATACAGTAAATGTATAAAAATCATCATCTGTTTTTGTTATGCTAAAACCAGCTTCTGCTTCTATTTCTGATTTTGATGCACCAAATAAATTACCAGACACGGTTCTAAATCTAACCGTATCACTTGTAGATCTTTTGTGAGCAGGTTCAAATACAGTTACTGTTGTACTAGACGCTGTAAATCTAAATGGATTTAAAGGTAACAATCTTTCTGTTACGCTTTCTTCTCTTGCTGGTCTTGGAAATTGTAATGCTATCGCATCAGGTGCGTGTTTATTAGGTCTGTCCTGTGGTGTTTTAGGTTCAAACTCACTTTTGTGAACACGTGCTCCATTCCATTCCACAACCATTTCTTTGTATGGATATTCCATACCACTACGGTCAGAAATAAATTTAGCGTATTTACCTGTTGCGTAAGCCATTTATTAGCTCCAAGTATAACCGCCGCCTTTTTTGGCAGCACCCATGCTTTGCATGGTACCAGATACTTTTCCTTTTTCTACAGTAATATCTTGTGCTTTACCTTTTGCTGGTGCTACACCTTTTGTAGTTATAGTAGCAGCTTCTACAGGGGCAGGAATATTTATTTGACCTCTGCCAAATTTTATTCCAGTTTTATCTCCACCCATAGGGTTAGCAGTTTGACTGTTCCAGTTTTTATTGCTCATTCGTCCTCCTTTTTACATTCACAGTTGCCACATTGGCACTGTCCTCCGCAACATGAACCACCATTACTACAATGACATTCATGATCACAATGTTTACATATTGGCATATTACCTCCTATGGTGTGTACGCCCGTGCTGGTTCAATTCTAAAAGAAACTCTTTCTCTATCATTTTCACTAGCACGTTTAAATTCTTCGTCATACACCGCTTTTAAGTTTGCACTTAACATTGGTGCTCTTTTTAAACTTATATAATAAGCTAATCCTGCAGTTAAACAAGGAAGAAAATAGAATGGCACATCAGCATTATTTGTATAATCCCCTGCATCTGCTATTCTAGCAAGATAAAAATATTTAAATATATATGCTTTATCTGGGCTAGGATATAAAAACAAAGTCATATCGTTTGCTGGTCTACCGCTAGTGGTTGATCCACCAGTTGTAACCGTTCCAGGAACTAAAGCAAATTGTGTTGGTCTTGCATCACCTGTTGATGAATTTTCTTTTTTACTTAAATTTATAAATTCAGTTCTAGATATTCTATTCATAGTAACATCTGTGGTGTCACTATCACCTTCTAAATTAGAAGTTGCGCCTGTTGTAGTTGTTACAACAGCATCTATTATATCTACAACTTTTTGATCAATTGCATAAAAATTTGTACCAGCAGTTAATGTTTGTGTGCCATACGTTATGGTCCATAAATTTAAACCACGATTAGCCCATTCTGCCAACATTAAATTCATAGATCGTCTAGCAGTTTTTAAATCATAACCACTACGAGTTTCTAATTGACATCTTTCGTATGCCTCTTCTATTATTTCCTCAATCGAAAGATTAAAGGTTTGTGTGCCTGAATAAGCCATTTAAACCCCTAATAAATTTTTTGAAATTCAGCTATAACTGTGTACATGTTACCAGAGTCAGCTGCTCCTGGTACAACAAAGTTAACATCACTTTGGTTGCTGTTAGATGATTTGTCTGCTGGTATGCCTCCAAACTCTCTAAAATCCCAATAGCCTGCACCTGTTAAACCAATAATAGGAATATCTCCATCTGAGTCTTCTTCATCTAAACGTGCATAAGAGTCTCCTCCGTCTCCGCCTTGACAAGAATACCAAACTCTAAGTAATCCTAAATGAGCTACAGCAGTTCCGTCTCCTCTAGCATCAAGTGCTGAGACATCACCAAAAACTGTTGTTCCACCTGTTCCGTCTGATTGATTAACTATTTTAATTACAACACGTTTATCGTTTTGTTGTAGGATAGTTGGTCCTGTTACTGTATCTGCCATGTTCCCTCCTTAATTAAGAACTGTGGGGCCGAAGCCCCACTTGTTTATTTATTATTCGTATACGTTTCTGCTCATGCAAATGTAATGAGTAATTAGTGCTTCAGCAGCAGCTGCGTTTGCTTCAATTCCGTTGTAAGGAATAAAGTCAACATCATTAGTTAATGCATTTGATTTAGCTGCTTGTACACCAGGTTGAACAGCAGTAACTGCTGTGCCCCCAGTAGAACCTGCAGTAGTTGCAACGTTATACTGTACACCGTTTACAAAGATAGCAGCTTTTCTATCACTGTCAATTTCAATTTTTAAGTGATAAATTGTGTTCGCTGCCACAGTAATTGGTAATTGACTGATATAATCAGTTCCACCAACACTATGAACAAAGTGTAATTTAGTAAAGTCAGTGAACGCTTGACCTGAGTTATCTGCATCTGTCAAAAAGTTAAAGTACGCTTGGTCATCATCAGTTGCAAGTTCTGGAGCATTTGTTAATTTTAGTCCAGCCCAAACATTCTGGTTATCAATAGCTGGTAACTGAATAGATGTTTCCCAATGCACTTCATTTTCTGTTCCCCATAGACAACCTGCCCACGCTGTTGCAGCAGTATCTAAGTGAGGTGTAAGAATAGCTTGGTCTTGATCTGCACCAGCAGTTGTTGCTTTAACTCCGCCAGAAGTTCCAGCAAAAGTACATAGTGCAGTAGTCATGTTAGTTCCAAGCGCTTCCCAGTTTCTATTCAAAGCTCTTTGAACTTCTACTGTTGATGCTTGGTCAATGTTAGCGTTTAAACCTGGTCTTTGTAAAAACCATTCGTCTAGGTAATATCGTCTAGCATCTTTAGCTGTTGTACCTAAAGTTCTATCATGCTCAACACCTGTTGAAGCAGTAGTGCTATACAATTTGAAATCATTCTTGGATCTTACCGGACCCTGAAAGCTTGTTTTAGCCATAATATTCTCCTCGGTCATATAGACCAATCGTTACACAGTCTCTATATCGTCTGCCTAGTCAGTCTGTATAACTTGTTATACTAGGTATAGTGGGGCACATAATGTGCCCCACTAAAAGATTTACGCTCCTGGTGAACCAAAGATACCTCTCCAGTCAGAGAACCCAAACGAGTATCTCTCTCTAGCTTTGTATCTAACATTACCAGTGTCGAAGTCACCTTCCATCGCAGTTCTAATAGGAGACCTAGTGAACATTTTTAGTCCATTAGGTGCATCTGTTTTTAGAAAAAACGCATCAGTATCAGTTAGGAAGTTGTTTACCACATATCCTTGTGGTACCATTCCCATGTTTCTAATTGCGTTTAAGTCATTATCAGCTGTTCCTACTCTACCTGCAGATTTCATTAACCTTTCAGCAGTAAATTGAAGGTTTACAGGAATAATCATTTTTACTCCTTGAAGAGCAATTTTCATTCCTCTTTCATCCTTCATACCAGCAATATCAATTAACATCTGCTCAAGCGAAGTTTCGTTTAAGC